GGAGGACGCTCCTGCGAATAGCTTCTTTTTAGAATACTTGTCAAGACCACCTACGGCTGAAATATTTTTTGAAGATGTATTAATGGCGTTAGTATTTTATGGTATGCCAATACTTGCAGAGAACAATAAACCAAGACTTTTGTACTATTTAAGACGTAGAGGTTATAGAGGTTTTAGTATGAATAGACCTGATAAAGTTTGGAACAAATTATCTACAGCTGAAAAAGAAATAGGTGGTATACCAAACTCTAGTGAAGACATAAAACAAGCTCATGCAGCAGCTATTGAGATGTATATACAAGATCACGTAGGCATGCAACAAGATGGTAGTTTTGGTAGTTTATATTTTAACGAATTACTAAATGATTGGGCTAAATTTGATATAAATAAAAGAACAAAGTTTGACGCTTCTATAAGTAGTGGCTTAGCTATCATGGCTAACAATAGACATTTATATAGGCCAAACGCTAAGGTTGAAAAACCAAAATTAAACATAAGTATTTCCAGGTATAATAATACAGGAAGTAATTCACAAATAATAAAATAAATATGGCATATTCTGGTTATAAAAGTTATTTTCCAAGTCAAACGGTAAGCGACGCTGAAAAGCTTAGTTATGACTATGGTTTAAAAATAGCTAAAGCTATAGAAACAGAGTGGTTTAATGAAGATAGAAATATTAATAAATACAGAACTAATATAAACAATTTTCATAATCTAAGACTATACGCTAGGGGTGAGCAATCAATACAAAAATACAAGGATGAGTTATCTATAAACGGTGATTTGTCCTATTTAAATTTAGACTGGACACCTGTACCTATAATACCTAAATTTGTAGATATAGTTGTTAACGGTATAGCTGAAAGATTATATGATATAAAAGCTTTTTCTCAATCACCAAATGGTGTTGAACAAAGAACTAAATATATGGAAAATATATTAGCGGACATGAGAATGCAAGCTTTTGATGATGACGTTAGATCTAATCTTAACATAGATTTAAAACAAAGTCAAATGGAACCATTACCTGAGACAGACGAAGAGCTTGGTATTCATATGCAGCTAGATTATAAACAAGCTGTAGAGTTAGCACAAGAGCAAGCATTAAGAGTTTTGTTTGAAGGTAACAAGTATGAATTAATTAAAAAAAGGTTTTATCATGATTTAACAGTGCTAGGTATTGGTGCTGTTAAAACTGAATTTACAACTTCAGAAGGCGCTGTTATTAAATACGTAGATCCTGCTGATTTAGTTTATTCTTATACAGACTCTCCTTATTTTGATGATATATATTATGTTGGTGAAGTTAAATCTATACCGGTTAATGAGTTGTCTAAACAGTTTCCTCATTTAACAGAAGAAGATTTAGAAGATATAATGAAAAATAAAAATTATAATAAAAATAATTATAACACTAGATATTCTGCTAAAAAAGAAGACAATAACACTATACAAGTTTTATATTTTAATTATAAAACATATATGAACGAAGTATACAAAATAAAAGAAACTGGTAGTGGTGCTGAAAAAGTAATACCTAAAGATGATAGTTTTAATCCACCTGAAAACAAAGAAGGTACGTATAATAGATTATTAAGGTCTATAGAAACTTTATATGAAGGCGCTTTAATATTAGGTACTGATAAACTGTTAAAGTGGGAGATGGCTAAAAACATGATGAGGCCAAAAAGCGATTATACTAAAGTTAAAATGAATTATGCTATTTGTGCTCCACGTATGTACGATGGTAAAATAGAAAGTTTAGTAAAACGTATTACTGGTTTTGCAGATATGATACAGTTAACACATTTGAAACTACAACAGGTTATGTCTCGTATAGTTCCAGATGGTGTTTATTTAGACGCAGACGGTTTAGCTGAAATAGACTTAGGTAATGGCACAAACTATAATCCGCAAGAAGCTTTAAATATGTTTTTTCAAACAGGTAGTATTATAGGTAGATCATTTACAAGTGAAGGCGATATGAATCCTGGTAAAGTACCAATACAAGAAATACAATCAAGTAATGGCGGTGCTAAGTTACAAAGTTTAATAGCAACTTACAACTACTATTTACAAATGATTAGAGATACAACTGGTCTTAATGAAGCTAGAGATGGTAGCATGCCAGATAAAAATGCTTTAGTTGGAGTACAAAAATTAGCTGCTGCAAATTCTAATACAGCAACAAGACATATATTAAACGCAGGTTTATTTTTAACAGCTGAAACAGCTGAGTCTTTATCATTAAGAATATCTGATATACTAGAGTATTCTCCAACAGCTGATGCGTTTATACAGGCTATAGGTTCTCATAACGTAGCTACATTAGGAGAAATGACTGAACTTCATTTGTATGATTTTGGTATATTTTTAGAACTAGCACCAGATGAAGAAGAAAAAATGATGTTAGAAAATAATATACAAATGGCGTTGCAGCAAAAGAATATAAACGTAGAAGATGCTATTGATTTAAGAGAAATTAAAAATGTAAAATTAGCAAATCAGCTTTTAAAAATTAGAAGAAAAAAGAAAGAAGAAGCTGATAGACAATTACAAATGCAAAACATACAAGCTCAAACACAGTCTAACACTCAATCAGCGCAACAAGCGGCTCAAATAGAACTGCAAAAAAATCAAATAATTATGCAAAATGAAACTCAGTTAGAGCAAATGAGAGCTCAAATTGAAGCTCAAAAAATGCAACAAGAAATGATGATGAAAAAAGAGTTAATGGCTCAAGAGTTTCAGTATAATATGCAGTTAAAACAAATGGATACACAAGGACTTTCTCAAAGAGAAAATATGAAAGAAGATCGTAAAGACGAAAGAACTAAAATACAAGCAACTCAACAAAGCCAAATGATTGAACAAAGAAAATCAGGTGGAACACCAAGAGATTTTAAATCTGAAAACAATCAAAGAAACATATTAGAAAGTGGTTTTGATATGGGTCAAATGTAAAAATTATTAATTATTATTATATTATATTATGGAAGAAAAAAATGAAAACGTAGCTGAAGAAACTACACAACAAACAACTGAACAAGTTGAAGAAACTAAAAAACCAAATATTAATGAAGACGGTGATTATATCGTTAATTTAGATAAACCAATAGAAAATGAAACTAAAGAAAATACAACTAACGACACAGGAGTGGTTGAACTCACTGAAAATGCCGAGCCCGTACAAAAACAAGAAGAAGTACAGCCGGAAAGTGAAGCACAAGAAACTCCAGCTTTAGAAGAAATAACTGAAGACTCTACAGAAAAAGAAGTTGAAAAAATAGAAGAAGTTATAGTAGAGTCAAAACAAACAGGTAAACCACTACCAGAAAATATACAAAAACTTGTAGATTTTATGGAAGAAACAGGTGGTGATATAAGTGATTATGTTAGCCTTAATAAAGATTACGAAAAATTAAGTGATGACGATATACTATATGAATATTATAGAAAAACAAAACCTCATTTATCTATAGAAGAAGTAAACTTTTTATTAGAAGATTCTTTTTCTTATAATGAAGATGAAGACGAAGAGATAGAGGTTAAAAGAAAAAAACTAGCGTTAAAAGAGCAAGTTGCCAGCGCTAGGACCTACTTAGACGGGCAAAAGTCTAAATACTATGAAGAAATTAAAGCTGGGAGCAAGTTGACTCCTGAACAACAAAAAGCTATGGATTTCTTTAATAGATACAACAAGGAGTCGGAAGAAACTCAAAAAATAGCACAAAAAAACTCTGAAGTTTTTACTCAAAAAACAAACAGTGTTTTTAACCAAAATTTTAAAGGTTTTAAATACAATGTTGGAGATAAAAAATTTAGATTTAATATTTCTAATGTAAACGAGGTTAAAGAAACCCAAAGCGATATCAACAATTTTACTAAAAAGTTTTTAGATAAAAATGCTGGTTTAATAGATGCTGAAGGTTATCATAAATCTTTATTTACAGCAATGAACGCTGATGCTATTGCAAAACACTTTTACGAACAAGGTAAAGCAGATGCTACAAAAGAGAGTATTGCTAAATCTAAAAACATTAGTATGAATCCAAGACAAAGTCATGGTACTATCGAAGCTGGT